ACATACGCCAGCCAAGACATGTTTGATCCAGATGACAAGATCTCAGGCGGACAAGGATTTATCTATGCGTCAAGTATTGTGGTTGCCATGAAGAAAATGAAGCTCAAAGAAGACGAAGATGGAAACAAGATATCGGAAGTCATGGGTATCCGTGCTGGCTGTAAGGTAATGAAAACTCGCTATGCCAAACCGTTTGAAGGCATGCAGGTCAAGATTCCTTACGAAACAGGAATGAATCCTTACTCGGGTCTAACTGACTTGGCTGAGAAAAAAGGCCTGTTAAAGAAAGACGGCAATAGACTGATGTTTGTTACTAGTGATGGTGAAATCATCAAACAATTCCGCAAAGCCTGGGAATCAAACGAAGCTGGCTGTCTTGACAAGGTCATGGAAGACTTTGTAAATCAGAAAGAAACGGTAAGTACAGAAGAAACTGCAACGGAGGAATAACAATGAGCATTGAACTAAGTCGAGAAATTTGGAGTGAACTAAAACGCTACATCAACACAGTTGATCGCGACGAAGCCGCTGAAACATTAGTAGCTGTATTAATTGATAATGATGGCGCCGCGGACGAAATCAAATCGGTCTTCAAGACTGATCCTGACGTCAAGCGTGCCTTGGCCAGTTACCTCAAAGATCATGCTGATGACGAAGAAGCTGATGATGAGGATCTACACGATGATGAGGATGATCCTTACAGCGATCAGTACTAATGTGGTATAGTCGAGTAGTAGCAGACCTTGGTGCGATTCCTGACTTCATAAGCTATTATGAACAGGAGTTACTATCAGCCAAACGGGAATGCCAAGTGGGCGGGTTAGTTGAAAAGAACATAACCAACCTTCCTGGCATAACCGAACACAGATTCAATCAACTGCAAGAGATTGAAGCGGTACTGAATTATCTCAATATACAGTTGAGAAAGATCCGTCGCAAGCACTTTCAAAAGTATCTGGAAGGATATGCCAGAGCTCTGACCGCTCGAGATGCTGACAAGTATGTGGATGGCGAAGACGAAGTTATCGACTTTGAGACACTGATCAACGAAGTGGCCTTGTTACGCAACAAATTCCTGGGCATCATCAAGGCATTTGAAAGCAAGAATTTCATGCTAGGGCATGTGGTACGACTTAGAGCCGCTGGAATGGAAGATATACAAGTATAATCGTGTAGTTCAAATTCAGACAAAAACCCTGCTCCAAGTAGGGTTTTTTTACGGTTGACCCTAAATGATTTTTAGGGTATAATAGTTTTATGAAATCAAGTGCTGTAGACCTAGCGGTTACAAAGTGTTGTTTTTATGCAACACTGCAAAAACCGTAAAATACAGTGGTTGACCAGAAATACGCCATTTGTTATAATAGTAGTATAGTAACTAAACAGGAGCAGAAAATTGAGTAAAGTCAATATTAAAAACGGAATATACCGTAACCAACCCGTAAGGGACGTAGCATTTACCCTAGTAAAAGGTTTACAGACCGGTACTCGAGGTAGTTTTGTAACAGTGGACAGTGATGGCTATTTTGGCCCAGATTTTGACGTAGTTCGCATCAAGGTAGACAGCATCGAAGATGTAGAGTTTGTAGGAGGAGATACAGCAACAGCCGTTCCAGCAGTTAAAAGAGTCGCTCCCGTAGAGACTGACGACGAAGTAATGGCCCGTATCGGCGAACGCTTCGATATCTTGGATCAAATGACCAAGGCCACCATTGCTGGCGATGTTAGAGCAATGATCGTGGTTGGGCCCCCTGGAGTTGGCAAGAGTTACGGAGTAGAAAAACAACTAGAACAGTCGGGTCTTTTTGACAAGTTGGCTGGACGTAGAATCAAGTATGAAATTATCAAAGGTGCCATGACTCCAATTGGGTTGTACTGTACCTTGTACAAGAGTTCGGATCCATGTAATGTGCTGGTATTCGATGACTGTGACAGCGTGTTCCAAGATGACTTGAGCTTGAACATACTCAAGGCGGCCCTGGATTCAGGCAAGAAGCGTAGGATCTACTGGAATAGCGATAGCGCCATGCTAAGACGCGAAGGTGTTCCTGACTGTTTCGACTTCAAAGGTGCCTGTATCTTTATCACCAACTTGCAGTTCCAGAATCTCAAAAGCAAGAAGCTACAAGACCACTTGGCGGCCCTACAGAGTCGTTGTCACTTCCTGGATCTTACCTTGAACACGCAACGTGATCGATTCTTGCGTATCAAGCAGATCTTCCGCAAGGGTGACTTGTTCCAGGACTATGATTTCACACCCGAACAAGGTGAAGAGATTTTAGCATTCATGGACGAGAACAAGAATCGTTTGAGAGAAATGAGCCTGCGTATGGCACTCAAGATCGCGGACTTGACCAAGGTATCCAGCACCAACTGGAAAGCACTTGCGGCATCAACATGCATGAACAATGCATAAACGGTAGCTCCTGGACAGTAGCAATACTGTCCATTTTACACAGGCACTTAGGTGCCTGTTTTTTTGACAACACCGTTGGTGATAGTGTATAATACTATATGGATCTAAATTATCTAACAGTTGAGTTGTCGGCAGGCCTGGAACTGCGATTCCAATTGCTGGATAACCCGCTCACACATTTATGGCTTGAACGCATGGCCTTGCGGGATCAGTATCCACTAGATCATCCTGCAAGATTTTATGGATTTGATTCCAAGGAAACTGAAATAGCCCGTGCTACCACAATGATACAACAATGTATCGCCACGATCAATGCACACCAGCCAACGATCGATAAGCCGTTTACTACTATCCATGATCAAGACTACTTGAATTATCTACACAATATATTTGAACGCTATCACGGTTTGCTTGACAAGCAGGATCACGAATACTGGAACACAGCACCTGAGTTGGTGCAACGAGCCTTGGCTGAATTAAATATAGCAGTACATAGATGCGAAACAGTGACCCGATCCAATCGTCCAAGATTTGTTTGCACTTGGTTTGGTCTTCCAAAGACTCATACCGTAACCAGCGACATGATGCACCAGTACGGAACGCTCAATCCACCATTTGGCTCTGTGTGTTTAAACTATGTTGAGATAGGAAAAACCCTTGAGGATCTTGCTCAAGACAACGATAAGTACATATCAGATGAAGCGTTCCTTCCGTTCAATCATTACTCAGCTGACTTTGTAGCGAGATTTTACGAGGATTCACCCGACCATGTCGCAGAACGCTTGGAAAAAATGCAACAATACTATACAGCACACCAGGAGTTTTTTTGTGAAAAGGGATACAAGTATTTTCCAAATGCTAGACTATTACCATATCGATTTCCTGTTGCCCACTTAATTGAAACACAACCGAGACCTCAACTACTTGAAACCATACAAACACAACAACACATCACTCGGGTCAGTCTAACATGAGAACAGCCACGATAATCATACGTGATGAAGTCAACGTCAAGATAGAAGGTTTAGAACTTGATGCTCGCCGTGCCCTAGTAAACGCATTCAAATATGATGTTCCAGGTGCTAGGTATCTGCCTGCTGTTAGACTAGGACGCTGGGATGGCAAGGTCAGTTACTTCCAACTAGGCGGTAGCAGTTATGTAAATCTACTGCCCGAGATTATTCCTATTTTAGAAAAATTCAACTATGATATTGAACTGGATGACCAAAGAGAGTACAGCACCACATTTGAATTTGCTGAAGTAACAGAACAAACATTCAGTCATATTGCATGGGGCAAAGGTCATCCCTTAGAAGGCCAACCCATGGTCATGCGTGACTACCAAGTAGAGGTTATCAATAACTTCTTGGCCAATCCACAATGCATACAGGAGATAGCCACCGGTGCTGGTAAGACTGTGATCACAGCCGCACTAAGTAATGCCGTGGCACCACATGGACGTAGTATAGTTATTGTTCCAAACAAAAGCCTAGTAACACAAACCGAAAAAGACTACATAAACATGCAACAAGATGTGGGTGTGTTCTTTGGAGACCGTAAGGAGTTTGGTCGCCAGCATACCATCTGCACTTGGCAAAGCCTGAATGTGTTATTAAAGAACACCAAGAACAGCGTGGGTGACATCACCATACAAGAGTTCCTGGAAGATGTTGTGTGTGTTATCGTTGATGAAGTGCATATGGCCAAAGCTGACGCATTAAAAACCTTATTAACCGGTGTCATGAGCCGTGTGCCATTGCGCTGGGGACTCACAGGAACTGTGCCCAAGGAACCCTACGAATTTCAAGCACTCAAATGCAGTCTTGGTCCAGTTATCAATCAGCTCAGTGCCAGCGAACTACAGGATCGTGGTGTGTTGGCACAGTGCCATGTGAATGTGGTACAGTTGGTAGACCATGCCGAGTTCACCAACTACCAAAGCGAACTAAAGTTCTTGTTA